GGCAAGCGCACGATGCACGTGCCGTCGCCGGCGATCGTGTAGACGAGCAAGTGACCGCGAAACGAGATCATCTCGTCCTCGTGCCACGGGATCGTCTTGTTGTTCTCGAAACTTGCATGCGGCAGTCCGGTTTCCATTACAGGCGCCCTGTTGCAATGTGATGGCGAGGGAAAGCAGTTGCGTTCCACGCTTCGAGCGACGCGATCTTGCGCCGCAGCCACATGTTCTCGGTCTCGGCCATCGCAAGGCGCTGGGTCAGCATGTCCACCGCTGATCGCAACGTCTCGATGTCCGTGCTCGGGTCGATCTCTACCGCAGCGTCCGCTCGATCCATGCCAGCGCTCCAACGTATTTGGTTGCAAGAATGACGATCCCGACGCAGGCAATTCCAATCGCCCAGCGCAGCGCGTTGCGCGCGTCGTTGTATCTGCGCATGCTCAACTCCTGCGTGCGCTTGTTGTACAGGTTGATCCCGTGAGCCATCGCAATGGCTTTGTGCAGGATCGTTGTATCTCCGTCGTCGCCGTCACCGGTGACGTGCCGCGGATTCTTCGGCAGCACGCGCAGCGAGCCGAAGTCGGTTAGCGTTCTCATTGCGTCACTCCTTCCTGTGCCGTTTCCGTTGTGTCTTCCCATGCGCCTGACAGCTTGTGCGTCTTCGCTCCGATCACCGTATAGCGCGTGGCGATGATCGACTTGATCTGCTGCGCAGTGATGCGGTTCTCTCCGTAGTAGTGCCACTCCAGGTCATCGAATGCCTCGCGAATGCCGATAAAGCGCTTCGGCAAAAACTCCTTGACAGCCGGATCAAGCAACTCGCGCGCGCTTGATCGCTTGCGCAGGCAGCCGCACGACCTGACATCACCGGCCTGTAGGTTTCTGCCGCTCGTGATGCGCTCATTGCCGCAGATGCAGCGGCACCGCCACATCGCATGCAGCCGGCCATTAGGCTTGCGCTCATCCGCGACGCGCTCGATGACTGTAAGCGCGGCGAACTTGAGTCCTGTTATGTCGTTACGTGCGGCCATGTGCGCCTCGCAAACTACGCTATCTTTCCTTCTGCCTTCGGAGGAGAGATCTGCGGCATATCGCTCGGCTTCGTTGTCGGCAGGATGTTTGCCTTGTGCTTCCGCGCATCTTTCTCAATTGCCAGCATCAACAGCGCTTGATGCTCAACGGTAGTGCGCTGCGTTTCGTTTTCGATCTTGGCAACAGCAAGCTTGGAACGATGCTTTTTTGCCTTTCTGCGAATGCCGTCTATCGTCGAGTAGGTGCGCGCAGTGATCTCGTCTGCATGCGCGACAAAAAAAGCTTTCTTCGGATCGCATTCGACGACGTATCCCTTTTCGAGCAACCGGCGTCGCCATACATTCGTCACCGTCTTAAACCTCGCCGAAGTGATGTCGATGCGAAGCAGTGCGGCGACAGATTCATACTCGTATCGGTCTCCGACTTTCGGCTCCGGCCACGTACGCAACAGGAGGTCAACGTCCGGTTTTGTCGGCAGACCTTCGTCCCACTGGAGAAACTTATCGCTTGTGCTCATCATCATTCCTTTGTATGGTCATTGACCCCATGCCTTGCCAAGCCATACCCAGCCCTGCCGTGCCGGGCCCTACCCGGCCGGGCCTTGCCCCGCCGCGCCTTGCCACACCGTACCCGGCCGCGCCTATCTGCTTCGGTACATCGGACAGCATTACTGCTGTCCGCTGCATCGCAGCCCATGCCTTGCCGCGCCGAGCCATGCCGAGCCCAGCCCGGCCGAGCCCAGCCCTGCCATGCCGCGCCGAGCCCAGCCCTGCCATGCCTAGCCTTGCCCCGCCCTGCCGCGCCGGGCCCTGCCTAATCGAATTCCGCCTCGAACGTCCCATACGGCCCCGGCTTTTTCGGAGCGCCAGGACGCCAATCGCCAATGCCCTTGTACTGCCCAGCGTACGCAAAGATGTCTCGCAGGGCGTTGTCAGTTATCTGCTCGTCCCATACAGCGATCGATCCGCGCGCTTGCCACCCGGCCGCAAACTGCGGCCGCACGCGCACGTGCTTCGATGACCCTACGGCGGCACGCTTAACAAGCAACGAGAATCCAAGCTTGTCAGCGGCCACCTTGTGATCCATGAATTTCGACACGTCCTTCAGGTGTTCGATGTCAGCCCACTTGATCGGCTTGCCGTTGATGAGCAATTCCCAGAACGGCTGTACGCTCATCATTCCGCTCTGCGTCTGTGACTTGAACGTCTTGCCAGACTTGCCGCCAGGGACCGGCACCATCGCGCCGCCTTCCATCAACGACTTCATGATGTTTGCCTGCGGGATCGAAAGCACCTTGCCGTCGTGGTAAACGCAGCCAAGCCAGCGCCACGCCGGAGAGCGATCATCGCCTGCCTTGCTGTTCTTCTTGTTCGCCGGATCGTTCTTCCAGTCCTCCATAAAGTCTGCCCAGTCGATGTTGTCGTGGTGCATCAAAAGCGCAGTCTTGCCAGTAATCGTCACGTCGTAAGTACGCATCACCTTCTCCAGTTAAGTTGGTCATTGACCCCATGCCAAGCCTTGCCATGCCTAGCCTTGCCCCGCCCTGCCGCGCCAGGCCTTGCCACGCCGAGTTACTTCGACATCGCCGCGCGTCCTCTTCCGAAGGCGCGCGACGCTACCTAGTAGCCCTCGCCTTGCCGCGCCAAGCCCGGCCATGCCAGGCCTTGCCATGCCGCGCCCAGCCTTGCCACGCCACTCCATAAAACCTAATCCGCCTTGCTTCTGAACAAGTCCGTAAGCTCCGCGCGCTGCGCCTCGTCTCCTACCATCCGGATCATGTCCGCGGCCAGCGCCCGCTCGTCGTCCGTCTGCGCGCGCTCTAGCGCATCGCGCACCTGCGCGTAGGTGACTGCCGGCGCGGCCTGCGTAGGCGCTTCGGTGATCTCGCCGGTGGTGGTGTCAACGCTTTCTGTCGGCGCTGACTGCTGCGTCTGTGCCGCAGCCTTCTCGCGCCGCACGCGGCTTTTGATCTGCTCGATCGATCCGCCCGCAGGCTGCGCGTCACCCGGGGCGCCGAACCAATCGCTAGGCGACGACATACCGTCGCGCAAGCTGGCGTAGATCTTCTTGAGCGTTACGACTTGCGCAGGCTGGATCGCGTCGAGGCGGCGCTGGATCTTTGCCTCGATCTGCTCGCGCGTTACGCCAAACTGCGCAAACGCAGCCATCATCTTCGCCATCACTTCTGGCGACGTGTCTGCAGATGTGTGCAGCGTCAATTCGCACTGCTTGACCGCAGCCTCTGTCACATCGCCCGGGATCACCGCGAGGATGCATGCGCGTAGCCGGCGCGCTGCCTGATTCGCCACTAACTCGTAGATGTCGCGCGGGTCTTCAAGGCGCTTTGTTCCGGCCTTGGTATGCCGCACATGCGGCACGTGGAATACCTTGTCGCACTGGTATCCTGTTTCCAGATCCCACGCGATCGCCTGCACCACGGACACGCCTTGCGACTGCTCAAGCTCGCGCACCGATGTCTTGATGTTTCCCCACTGCTGCGCCATTGCCTCGGCGAGCCTAATGGATGGGCCTGAAATGTCGGTCCCGCCGCGCGAATACTGGTAAATCGCGGCCTCGGCCAAGCTCGGCCTAGAGCACGCATTCAGGATGCGATCGACCGCCGCAATCGGATCGCGAGGATTAAGTCTGGCGATCATCATCGCGGCCTGCACCTCGGCTATAGCGCGGCTTTGGTCGGTCTGCGCCGGCGCTGCTGCCGAGCGTTGTTGCGTCGTCACCTGGCCAAACGGGTTGATCGTGGCGAGTTCTGTTGTTGCGTTCATTTCGGCTCCTTGAGTAAAAACTGTCGAGTCGGGTCGCCAGTTACGGCGTACTTGGCAAACACATCTGGCGCTTCTGCTTTCAGGCGCTTGGCGTCGATGCGCGTTGATCCTGCGCGCCGCTTCCACGTAGCAAGCACGTTGCCGTTGCTGGTCAGCGTGTCGCACGTTGCCATGTAAACTTTGATCTCTAGCTCTGCAGCGGCAATGTCGTCGGATGCGATCTCTGCAGCTTGCCTGGCGCAGCGCAGGCGCGAGCAAGCCTCTGCAATGGCGTCTGTAGCCTCGATCGGCCTCCCGTTGGTGTAGCGGTACATCTTCCACACGTCGGCCGCCGTACGAGGCGCTGGAGGCTCGCCACGCTCTATGCGTTGCCATAGCGCACGTTCTGCTTCGATCAGCATGTCAGCAAGCTCGGTGTCGAATGGGACCGTGTAGACGCGGAAGTCAGAGCCGGCAATCAGCACCGCAACATCGGCAAGACGCGCTCCGGTCACGATCATGTAGTGCGTCACCTGTGCCACGTAATCTGCCGGGATGTCCGAGCTTCCTTCCTCGCCCCAGCCGTTGTCACTGCGCGCCGTCTTGATCTCGATCACGCGCCCGTCTTCTCCGCGGCCGTCCAGATTGGCCAGCATGAACGGATGGTCGGGCGAGCGAAGGATTCCTTCGCCGGTGATGACGAGTTGCCCGCAGCGCCGGAAGTATTCCTCGCGCACGATCGGCTCCAGCGTGCGGCCCCAGTACATCGCGTCGTTGTCTTCGCGCGGAGGAGCCTCGCCTCGCTTATCTAGGTAAATGTCTAGCTCCGTCATCCATTTGCTGATGCCGAGCGCCCCTGCCGCATCGCTGCCGCCAATGCCGAGGCGCCGCTTGTCGAGCCATTCGTTGCGATTCATGCTGCGTCCTGCTGTGCTGCAATGGCAAACAGATCCTGCGTTTCGCGTGTAGCGTTTTCAAGATTGCGCGCGGCCTGCTCGTAGTAGCTGCGCTTAAGTTCGACTCCGACAAAGCGCCGCTGCATCTGCAGCGCGACGTATCCCTCGGAGCCAATGCCTGCAAATGGCGACAGCACAACATCGCCCGGGTTGGTCCACAACTCCACGCCGCGCCGAATCACCTCAAGCTGCAGTGGGCAGATGTGCCGCTCGTCGTCGTGCTCGCGTGCGCTGCGGAATTGCAGCGTGTCGTTAGGATCGATGTCAGTCCAGATCGGCGACGCGATTTGCTGCCACTTGCTGACCGGGTAATCTGCAGCAGAGTGCTTGACGCGATCCACCATCTCGCCAGGCGCCCGCATCGTTACCAGATAGTCGGGGATGCCTTGCCGAGACATGCATGCGTTCTCGCGCACCGTTTTGTGCAACAGCCCCAAAGCCTTCGTGCGCTGCATCGCTGTTACAGGGTCTTTCCAGATCACGACCTCGCTGGCATGTATGAAGCCATGCGCTTGGAACGCGCGGATCAAGTCGCCGCGGAAGTCTTTGAGGCCAATGTATCCATCGCGCTCTTTGCCGGCCGGCAGTAACATGCAGTGGAAGCTGACGTTGTGCCCTGGCTTCATCACGCGCCGCAGCTCAGCGATCATGAATCCAAACTGCGTGAAGAACTCCTCATCGTTGCGACAGTTGCCCATGTCGCGCGGACTGTTGCTGTAGGTATACAACGACGAGAAAGGCGGCGAAAAGATGGAGTAGTCGATGCTCGCGTCTGGAAGGCCGCGCAACACGTCTACGCAGTCCCCGTTGTACAAAGCAAAGCCCGCTCCGATGGTTTGGTCTATGCAGTTCATGTCCTCATCCTGTTGAACGTGCGTCGCACGACATACGAGCGCACGATGCTGATCGCGGTAAACCAAAGACCGATAGCGATGTTCGTTGAAAGCTCGATGTGAATTCCGTACAGCGGGAAAATAAGAAGTTGCGACGCGAGCGCAACACCGTAGCCAATAGCCACGTTCGCCATAGACTCAACTGCCGACATCACGCGGCTCTGAGCCATGCCGGAACACCTACGAGCTGCGCTGGTGCGTATTTGTTGGACTCGCGCGCAACGCCGAGCACTTCATCGCGCACCGACGCCAACGTCTCGGCCGACAACGACTCGGCCATCGCCTTCGCCGCTAGCTCTTTGCGCTGCAAGTTCGCGACGACAGCGCCCTCGGTGGCGCTCGCAAACACGTGGACATTTACCGGCCGCTTCTGCCCGAATCGCCAACAGCGGCGAACTGCTTGGTAGTAGGCCTCGTAGGAGTCCGTCACTCCAACAAACGCAACGCGCGCACAGTGCTGCCAGTTCAAGCCCCATCCGGCGATACTTGGCTTGGTCACCAGCACGCGCACGCGGCCATGCGCGAAGTCGTGCAGACGCCGCTCTTTAACGTCCGCGTCATCAGCTCCGCGGATCGACACAGCGTCAGGTATCGCGGCGCATAGCGCGTCGTCCTCGGCGTTGAGGTCGCACCAGACGATCCACGGCTGCCGGTCAGCGTTGACCATCGCAGCGCACTCTGCGACGCGATCGTCGATGCTGTTTCTGCGCGCGCCTCGGCGCTCCATGAGCGTCTGTGCTTCGGTGTGAAACAGGCCGTCTTGCGGAGCATGCCGAGGCTCTATGACGTGCTGCTGCACGTTCAACGGAGGCAGATCGTAAGCGCTGGCGTCGTAGCCTAGATCGGCCGGCGAGCGCACCAGCGCTCCCCAATTCGCTACCCAACGCCAAAACACTTCGCGAGCGTGGCCTTTCAAGCGCCATACTTGCGTCTCTGCGCCGTCGTGGACGAAGAACTCTGCCAGCATCTCCATGCGCGAGCGCAGCCCAAGGAACTCAGCGTGCGTCCCGAGCTCCGTCCAGTCATTCGGCGCCGGCGTGGCAGTGGCGCAGAGCTTGTAAGGTGTAGCGATGAATGCGTCGATGAGCTGGCGCAGCGTCTTTGCCGTGTGATGCTTGATGATCGACGACTCGTCGAGCACGACGGCGCCGAAGCGCGCCGGATCGAACAGGTGCAGTCGGTCGTAATTCGTGACGTTGATGCCGCTGCGCACATCGGCGTCGCTGCGCGCGTGCGTTACGTGCACGCCGATAGCCGCGCCTTCTTCCGCTGTCTGCTGTGCTACAGCAAGCGGCGCCAGGATCAGCGTGTCCACTCCAACGTGCTTACGCAGCAGGTCTGCCCAAACAAGCTGGATGCGCGTTTTTCCGAGGCCGGTGTCCGCGAAAATGGCGGCGCGGCCGCGGCGCAGCGCAAAACGCACGAGGTCGCTCTGGTGCAGCATCAGATCGTATTTATCGCACGCGACATCGATGCCGGATGGCTCAATGCGCGAAAGCTTGGTCCGCAGGAAGTCGTTGTAGGCGTCAGTCATTTGCGACTCTTTCGATCCAAACGTACCCAAGTCCAGAGCAGTATCCGCACAGATCGCCATGTGCCGTCCCGATGTCATCGATGCGCGTCTCGCGCCATCCGGTTCCGCCGCACATCCAGCAAATCGTCTGCATCAATGGCTCATGCGTGGTGACGGCGGACTTATGCTCGATGTTCATTGCGATCTCGCGGTGACGAACTGGCAGTTCGTTTGCTGCCACAGGCGCGCACGATTGCGCGCGATCTCTGGCAAGTCGTCTTGCTGCAGGAACAGAGCTACGAGGTCATGCACGCGGACTACCGTTAGATCTTCAAGCATGACCGCGTCGAGCGGGCGGCAAAAGCTGCCGTCCACGTAAACATTCCACGCCGCTACGGCGTTAGTAGCACATGGATAGAAGCTGATCGCCGGCAGCTCTGGCGCTGGTTTCATAACCTCTCCCCTTTGTTTGTGTTTTTTGACACCCGCGCGTTGCCGGACACCAACGCGTTGCCGTACACCCGCGCGTCGCCGTACACCCACGCGGTGCCGGACACCAACGCGTTGCCGTACACCCGCGCGTCGCCGTACACCCACGCGGTGCCGGACACCTGCGCGTTGCCGGACACCCGCGCGTCGCCGTACACCTGCG